ATACTTAAGTAATATTGAACACATAATGAATCATCCTCATAGTTGTTCCATAATGAGTTAATTCTCATAAACCTCAAACACCCTTAAGAATACTTAAGATAAGTTAGGTAGGAGTTTAGTTTGTCGATTAATGATAAGCCTAAAAGAGGTAGACCATCTAACAAAGATGTCGCTACTAAGAAAACAGGCAATAGAGGTAAGGTTGGTCGCCCTAAAGGTGATGCAGCCATCATGAACGAATATAAGGCTAGAATGTTAGCCAGTCCTAAGTCAAGGAAGGTCTTAGAGACTATTCTGTCTGCAGCACTAGACGATGACCATAAGAATCAAGCTGCTGCTTGGAAGATAGTTGTCGATAGAATGTTGCCCGTTGGTATGTTTGAGAAGGATGTCTTACAGAGCGGTGGAAAGAACTCTATTCAAATTAACATTACTGGTGTTGGGTCTACTTCTGTGGTTGGGTCTTCTAACGCTGAATCCACTGACATCATCGATGGAGAATACACAGATGCCGAAGAAGCCTAAAGCAGATACCTCATGGGTGACTGATGACCTCCTAGATGCTCTAGCAATGGCTGAGTCATCAATGGATCCTTATGCAGTCAATGAGAACTCTTTTGCTGCAGGAATGTATCAATGGATGCCCGCATACTGGGCTGATGGTAAAGAGATTGGCTTTGGAGTCGATAGTGGTGCATTTGACCCCTATGACCCTGTAGAGTCCCGTAAGCGTACCAAGCAATACCTTGAGGGTATGCAGAAGTACTATCCCGATTGGGATCCCTCAGAAGTCCTAATGGCTTACAACTGGGGTCATAGTAACGTTCGTGATTTAAAATCAGGTAAGTTAAAACTAGAAGAGTACATGGCTGAGAATAAATGGAACAAGAATAAAGTTTCAGAAGCCATGAACTACGCACCTAAGATCTTTAAGTACCTGAAAGAGAAACCTTGGGAAGCTAATCTAGATGAGCGTCCCTTTGGTCGTACAATTAAGTAATAACGGAGCTACGCTTGTCAGATCTTAACGTAGAACTCCTACCTTGGCAACAAGAGGTCTTTGGTGACCCTACACGATTTAAGATCGTAGCTGCAGGACGTCGTACTGGTAAGTCTCGCTTAGCTGCATGGTTGTTAATCATTAATGCACTACAGACTGAGAAAGGTCATGTCTTCTACGTAGCACCAACCCAAGGGCAAGCTCGGGACATCATGTGGTCTACCTTGTTAGAATTAGGTCATGGAGTGATCAAAGGTGCCCACATTAACAACCTTCAGATCACCTTGATTAATGGAGCTACCATCTCACTCAAAGGTGGTGACAGACCAGAGACCATGCGTGGTGTATCGTTGAAGTTCTTAGTACTTGACGAATATGCAGACATTAAACCTGCCGTGTGGGAGCAGATCCTAAGACCTGCATTGGCTGACCAGAAGGGTCATGCGTTATTCATTGGAACTCCAATGGGTCGTAACCACTTCTACGAGTTGTATAAGTATGCTGAATTGGGTGACGATGCGACGTATAAGGCGTGGCATTTTACGTCTTACGATAATCCGTTACTTGATCCAGAGGAAATAGATGTCGCCAAGAAGAGTATGTCATCCTTTGCATTCCGTCAGGAATTCATGGCATCCTTTGAAGCCATTGGCTCTGAGATATTTAAAGAAGAGTGGGTCAAGGTATCTGAAGAAGAACCAGACGTGGGTGACTATTACATAGCAGTCGACCTTGCAGGTTTTGAAGATGTTAAATCAATCAGTCAAGGTAAAAGTAAGAATCTTGACTCAACCTCAATTGCAGTCGTTAAGGTTAATGAACGTGGTTGGTGGATTGCAGACATCATTCATGGTCGTTGGGATCTGAATGAGACTGCCAATAAGATATTTAATGCAGTGGCTAAGTATGATCCAGTCGCTGTAGGCATTGAGAAAGGTATTGCAAAGCAAGCTGTAATGTCACCCCTAATGGACTTACAAAAGAGACGTCAGAAGTTCTTTAGAGTTGAGGAACTAACTCACGGTAACAAGAAGAAGACTGACCGTATCATTTGGGCACTTCAAGGTCGCTATGAGAACGGTTATATTGAAATGAACAAAGGTGAGTGGAATAGTCCATTCCTTGATCAGTTATTTCAGTTTCCTAATCCGCTAGTGCATGACGACTTAATCGACTCACTAGCCTATATTGACCAACTAGCCAAGGTTCCGTATCACTACGAAGACTTTGAATTTGATGATTTTGAAATGCTAGACACACTAGCGGGATACTAAGAGATGGAAGAAAAGTACATTCAACAAGACGTTACTGACTGGGTAATGACTAAATGTGATCAGTGGCGTGATCATTACGAATCTAACTATGCAGAACGTCATGAAGAGTACTATAGACTCTGGCGTGGCATTTGGGCTTCTGAAGACTCCATGCGTCAATCAGAGCGTTCTAAGATTATCTCACCTGCCCTACAGCAAGCTGTGGAGTCTTCAGTAGCTGAAGTTGAAGAAGCTACCTTTGGTCGTGGTAAGTGGTTTGACATTGTTGATGACTATCAAGACCAACAATCTGCTGATATTATGTTCCTACGTAATCAGCTTGATGAGGACTTTAAGTTCACCAAGACTCGTAAGGCAGTTGCTGAATGTATTCTCAATGCGGCAGTCTTTGGTACGGGCATTGGCGAATTAGTCCTTGAAGAAGTCAAGGAGATGAAACCTGCAACACAACCGATCATGGAAGGTCAAATGCAAGCGGTTGGTGTTAATATCTCTGATCGTTTTGTCGTTAAACTTCGCCCAGTGCTCCCTCAGAACTTCCTAATTGACCCAGTAGCAACTACAGTAGAAGAAGCCTTAGGTGTTGCCATTGATGAGTTTGTACCCATTCACCAAGTTGAGCAAGACATTGAACGTGGTATTTACAAAGATGTTCAGTTAGAGATTGCTCCTACAGATTATGACTTAGAACCTGATCGTGAACTTCAGGCATACTCTGAGGATAAGGTACGTTTAACTAAATACTATGGTTTAGTTCCTCGTGAGTTATTTGAGAATACTCGTATTGGTGAAGATGAAGAGTTAGTAGAGCTAACAGAGTCTGAAGAAACCGAAGGTTCTATGTATGTTGAGGCAGTGATTGTCATTGCTAATGGTGGTCAGTTACTGAAAGCTGAAGAAAACCCATACATGATGCAAGATCGTCCAATCGTTGCATTCCCTTGGGACGTAGTACCATCTCGCTTCTGGGGTCGTGGTGTTTGTGAGAAGGGTTATAACTCTCAGAAGGCTCTAGACACAGAACTTCGTGCTCGTATTGATGCTCTAGCACTCACAATTCACCCAATGATGGCGATTGACGCCTCAAGATTGCCTCGTGGCATGAAACCTGAGATTCGTCCGGGAAAAATGTTGCTCACCAATGGCAACCCTGCAGAAATCCTTCAGCCATTTAAGTTCGGTGGTCTTGATCAGACCTCTTTCGTGCAGACTCAAGCGTTGCAACAGATGGTTCAACAGGCTACTGGTGCCATTGATACTGCTGGAATCCCATCTTTCGCAGGTTCTGAAGCTACTGCAGCGGGCATTTCAATGTCGTTGGGTGCTATTATTAAGCGTCACAAGCGTACATTGATCAATTTCCAAGAGCTATTCTTGCTCCCATTGGTCACTAAAGCAGCTCATCGTTATATGCAGTTTGCTCCTGATATTTATCCAGTACAAGATTACAAGTTTACTGCAGCATCTACCTTAGGTTTGATTGCTCGTGAGTACGAAGTGACTCAGTTAGTACAACTTTTACAGACAATGAAGCAAGATTCTCCAATGTATCCAATGCTCATCTCGTCAATCATTGACAATATGAACATTAGTAACCGTGAGGAGCTTATTGCACGTCTAGAACAAGCCCAACAGCCTAATCCTCAGGCTCAACAGGCACAACAAATGCAAATGCAGGTGGCTATGGCTAAAGAACAAGCCACTGCAGCGGCATTGCAGGCACAAGCTGCCGAAGCACAGGCTCGTGCTGAGAAATATAAGGCTGAGACCTCATTAACTCAGTATGAAGCTGAAACTGACCGTATTAAAGCGGTCTTTAACAACCTTCAAGAAGGTGATGCGGATGATAAAGAGTT